ACAGATGAAGAAGATGACAGCGACATTTTTGATGGCGCCGATGAAGCCTACGACGCGATGATGGAGAAGTAATGAGACTGATAAACAACGACTGCATCAAAGCGATGAAGTCCATGCCAGATAACAGCGTCGATTCCATCGTCACCGACCCACCCTATGAGCTTGGCTTCATGAATAAGTCATGGGATGCAAGTGGCATCGCCTTTAATGTTGATGTGTGGCGTGAGGCGTTGCGAGTGATTAAGCCTGGTGGTCACCTGATTGCATTTTCAGGCTCTCGCACCTATCACCGCATGGCCGTTGCCATTGAGGATGCAGGGTTTCAAATCCGCGATCAAATCATGTGGGTTTATGGCTCGGGATTTCCTAAGTCGATGGATATTTCTAAACAACTTGATAAGCAAGAAGGTGTTTGGCGTGGTCGAGCGGGTGCAGTCGTATCTGAAAACGGGTCAATGTCTGCACCCAATTACGAGCGCACACCAAAAGAGCCACCATTTACGGAAGAAGCAAAGCAATGGAACGGCTGGGGGACTGCACTCAAGCCAGCGCATGAGCCGATGGTTCTCGCTCGCAAGCCAGTCGAAGGCACTGTTGCGAATAATGTGCTGACCTATGGCGTTGGCGGGTTGAACATTGATGCGAGTCGAGTGCCATCTGATGATGGATTTGAGAAGGCTTGGGACAAGCCAGTAAGCACCAATATCTCAGCGCAAGGTGGCAAATACATTTCTGAAGGAAGTCAGCACACAGTTGATTTGACCAGCAATCGACCTATTGGTGGCCGTTTCCCCGCTAACTTCATTCACGATGGCAGTGATGAGGTTGTTGAGCTGTTTCCTGATACTAAGGGCAAAGTTGGAATGACTAAACAGGCATCATCGCGTGGACTTTATAAAGGTGGCATATCCTTTGGTGATACCAAAATAAGTGATGGTGTCGCAGACAGTGGCAGCGCCGCTCGATTCTTTTACTGCGCAAAGGCAAGCAAGCGTGATCGCAATGAGGGGCTTGATGGGTTTGAGGAAGTGCGTGATCACGATGGGCGTGCCGAAGGCAAGGTTGGTGGAGATAATCCACGCAATCGCACCAATGCTGCAAAGTTGAACCACCACCCAACAGTGAAGCCAACATCCTTGATGCAATACCTTGTTCGCTTGGTAACGCCAGAAGGCGGAACAGTTCTTGATCCGTTTATGGGTTCAGGTTCAACTGGCAAGGCTTGCGCGTATGAAGGTTTTGATTTCATTGGCATTGACCAATCAACAGAATATGTAGAGATTGCGAGAGCGAGGATTGCTTTTGCCAAGGTTGCAAAAGAGCAAGACATTCTCTTTCCAAAAGGTTATGGGCGAGAGGAGTTGCTCACAGATGTTGAAGATGAAAGCGCAAACGAAAGTGAAGCCTAAAAACACACCTCTTATGGCTATTGCCAACGGATTTTGGGATGCGTACAGAGAGTGGATACCCAACACACCAACTAACATGGCAAGGGTTGCATTGATGGCGCTTGAACGCGATGGATGGAAGTTGCGATGAACTCATTGCTCCCAATTGCACTGCGCTATCTCAACGCAGGCATCTCAGTCGTGCCAGTGGCATCCGACGGCACCAAACGCCCAGCCTTCGCATGGCAGCGGTTCCAGTCAGAATTGCCCACGGCAGATGAACTGCTCATGTGGTTCAAGCCTGAAGTTGCAGGCATCGGCGTCATCACGGGCGCTGTATCAGGCAACCTTGAGATGCTTGAACTTGAAGGTCGCGCCGTAGCTCAAAAGATGCACCTTGAGATTGCCGAAATTGCTAAGAGTTCAGGGTTAGGTCAGTTGTGGCAGCGCCTGAACGCGGGTTATGTCGAACTGACACCATCAGGCGGCCTGCATTGGCTTTATCGGGCGTCAGATGGCACTTTGCCAGGCAACACTAAATTGGCGAGAAAGCCTGGTGAAAACGGCGGCGTGGATGTGTGGGCCGAGACAAGATCAGAAGGTGGCTTCACCATCACGGCGCCCAGCGGCGGGCCAACACATCCGTCAGGTGGCAATTGGACGCTCATCGGCGGTTCCATCGAGACCATTCCAACAATCACAATGGATGAGCGTGCAGCTTTGCACAATATCTTTGCGATGTTCGATGAGATGCCAAAGGCTGAGAACTTGCAACAGGAAGTTGTTGCCAAGCACGATGGCATCTTGACGCCAGGTGATGACTACGGCGCCCGTCATACATGGGAAGAGTTGTTGATTCCCCTGGGCTGGGCCATTGTCTATCGCAAAGGCGAAGCAATCGTGTGGCGGCGACCTGGCAAGGCCGAGGGGATAAGCGCAACAACAAACTTCAACGGCAACGATAAGTTTTATGTCTTTTCAACCTCGACACAATTTGAAGCTGAGAATTCCTATTCAAAGTTTGCCTTTTTTGCAACCGTTAAACACAACGGAAATTACACGGCAGCAGCCGCCGACCTACGCTCACAAGGGTACGGCCCGCAGCCGCTCAATTCTTTTGATTCACACAATTCACTCATGCCCTCAAATCAACTGATGCCCTATGAAAATGTCGGCATGAGTGATGCAACCAGGGCATCAGTCGAAGATGAAGAATCTAGTTGGAAGCCAATCGCCCTCAAGGATTACTTTGACGGCCTCTTTCAAGCGCCAACTGCGACCATCCTCAAGAGATCAGATGGAAACGGCCTCATCTATACAGGCCGCGTTCACTCAATTTACGGCGAATCCGAGTCAGGCAAGTCATGGGTGGCACAGATTGCTACCGCTGAAATGCTCAAGACGGATAAGAAAGTCATCTACATTGACTTTGAATCCGACGCCATCGACATTGTGAACCGCTTGAAGTCGCTAGGGGTATCCCGAGCCAATCTGCTCCAATACTTCACCTATATCCGACCTGATGGCCCACGGGATGCCGATGACCCTTACTGGCAGGCAATCCTTGAGCCAAATAGCGCAGAACTCATCGTCATTGACGGCGTAACCGAATCGCTGACGATGTGGGGTGGCGAGACCAAAGACAATGACGCCATCACTCGCTGGATGCGCATTTTCCCCCGCACAGTAGCCACCGCCTCGGGCGCTGCCGTTGTGCTTATTGATCACATTACGAAGAACGCTGAGACACGGGGGCGGTTTGCCATCGGCGGGCAGGCAAAGATGGCAACGATTGATGGAGCTGCCTACCTTGTCGAGCCGCTGGAAGCGTTGGCCCCTGGAAGAGTTGGCACTCTCACCATGCGAGTGACAAAAGACCGTCCTGGGTTCATCCGCAAGATTGCTGGCATGTGGCGAAAATCAGATCGCACCCAAGAAGCTGCGGTTCTCACCATTGATTCGACCAAGGCTCAAATGCAATATGTGATTGCAGTGCCACTTTTGGAAGAAGAGATGGAGTCGTCTAAGGAGTTTAAGAAGCAAAAGGAAATTGCTGACTTTATCCACAACCATCCAGGTGCATCGCGTCGAATGGTTCAAGACGGCATCACAGGTGCCAAGGATGCAATTGGCGAACGCATCAGTGACCTATTAGCGGGTGGCTGGGTTGAAAATCGTGGCAATGATAGGTCGTTTATCTTGTATATCAGCGACAGTGGCAAGAGCCAGTTCAACCTTTTGGATGCAGAAATTACTCAATTGGTGGTGGGCTAGGTGTACCGTACCGTACCTTTTGTGTACCTTTTTATTTTAGGTACACAGGCAGTTTTGAGCGTGATCGGTGTGCGTACCGTACCGCATATGTATATATGCGGTAATAGGTACACCATCACACTCGGTACAGGAACGCCTAATGAGTGATTTCAACTTCAAACCTGTGAACTGTAGAAAATGTGGGAACTTAGTTTGGGATGGTCTGTCATCGGCAGGTATGCCAACCAAACTTGATACAGGCCGCCTCAACATTGTCGAGGAAATCGTCAAGTTATCCACAGGCACTCGCACTTATCAAATCCACCGCACCTCGACTTCCTTTGAGGCTACCCGACGGATGGCGGGTCGAATGAGCGCCAAAGACCCAATTGTTTTGGCTGAACACACCTGCACATCCATTGGCTTCATCTTTGGCCAAGAACCGCCTGAGTATTTCAATCGTCCTAAAAGCATCCAACCAACAGAGGGAGTTCCATTTTGAACTGCGCAGCCTGCAACCGAGCCATCGAAGATCAAAACATCTGTCGCAACTGCCAATACCACTTGCGCGGATGGCTGCAGCAAATCCCGACCCTGCAACGCGAGGCATCTGAGTACATCGCCCCAGGCAGGTCGGGGGCAGGCACAGCGACTGTGGAGAGAAGCATCGGCGTCAATGTGAACGCCTTGGACTTTGCCGTGGCTAAGGAACTCCTTGGCATCCTTCACAGTTGGGAAGCTGAGATTCGATCAGCAAGGGGATTGACGCCGCCAGCTTTGATTAAGCAAGAGCCTACGATTGAGTTAGAAGTTGAGGTTGCCTGCAAGTTTCAACTAACCCACCTTGAATGGAGCATCACCCAGGACTGGATTGGCGATTTCTATCAAGAGGTCAAAGAGTTGCACGCTAGGGGAATGGCAGCAGCCAAGAGGTTTGTTGAACAGCCTCGTCGAATCCCATGTCCAACAGATGACTGCAAGAAGTTTGTGGTTATTGACGCCGACTTCTTGTTGGGCGATGTGAAGTGCTTTGGATGCAAGAACGAATGGAGCCTTCTTCGCCTCATTGCTTTGGCCATGACCAACAAGAGCAAGAAGTTTTACCTTGATGTCGAAGCCAT